AAGAGAATCATCAATACGATACAGCGTCACTCTGTAACAGGAGCGATTAATTCTAGTGTTCTTGCTACAGGCAAGGATGTTGATATTGACCAACTTGTAAAGGCGATGAAGGCGAAGTCATTTGCTGACATTCGTAAGTGGGTTGCTGAACATTCGGATGCAGAACCCGCTTCTGTATTTAGAAGAATTTATGATGGACTGCAAGACAAGGTTAATCCTGGCTCTATCCCACAAGCGATTCTCATCTTGAGTGAGTATCAATACAAGGCGGCATTTGTTGCTGACCAAGAATTAAACCTTGTTGCTTGCTGTTTGATGCTTGCCTCGGATTGCTCTTTTGATAAATAATGATATGAATCACAAGATCAAAAGTTTAAACGATTTGAGTATAGCACTCCACGAAATGAATAAGAAATATAAAATTTCTGATTTCATTGAGGAATATAAAACCGCTGTAGGAAACTCTAGTTTTAATATCATACAAGAACTGAATCAAAACGATACTAGCAATCCGTTTCAAAAACTTATAAATCTTTCTTCAAAACTTTCTGATAACGACATAGAAAAGGTAGCGTCTTCAACAGAAACAATAACCGAAAAATACAATTATGAAGAATATCTTGAAGAGTGTAGTGGACTAAGAGAAGCCTTTCTTAAGGATAGAAAGAGTTATTTTGCTTCAAAGGTTGCTGTCGGGGGAAAAACTAAAAGTAGTGTACAAAACATTTTTGATTTAAGCGGAGCAGCAGATGTTGTTTTGGGCGATTTTATTGATAAAGCATTGAATAAAATATCACCAAGCCATATTGATATTGTGTACGAAGATTTGAATGGTAAAAAGATTTCTGCAAAAATTAAACACAAAATTCCATCCGTAACCAAAGATCATGTTGAGGCTCCTCTAATAGATCGGTATCATGGAATAAATGCATATGATTCTTTTTTACTTCGTTCATACTACGATATTAAGAAAAATGATTGGATTTACATTCCAATAAGATTGATTATAAAATTAAACTGTGAAGATAATATGATAGGCATGATAGAGAGTGTAAAGTGAATCCTTTTGATTTTGTAAAGAGTATAAACGATAAAACTGGTAATCTGATAGACGGTAACGAAGATACGGAAAGACAATATAATCCGTTTATTGTTAATCGTTCTTTTTCTAATTTTGCAGACACAGTGCTGTGTGCAAACACCATGAATCAGTCTCACCATCTATCAAAAAAGATGCAATACGATTATCTTTATAATTGCGTCAAAAAGAAACACAGATTTTCTAAGTGGCACAAGATTGAGGAAAACGAATCGGAAGAGATGATTATGAATTATTATAAAGTTAGTAGAGTTAGGGCTAAAGAGTACCTAACCCTATTGACTGAAGAAGATATAACTCATTTGAAAAAACTGACTTATATTGGCGGTAGCAATAAATAAAAAAATCTAAATACTTTAGTAAATAAGGAGTATTGTTATGAGTATTTTGATTGATTCTTTTATTGAAGTTGAACTACCCAATCCAGAAAACTTTCTTAAAATAAAAGAAACTTTAACGAGGATTGGAATATCCTCAAAAACCGAGAAAAAACTGTACCAATCTTGCCACATTCTGCATAAGAAGGGTAAGTATTATGTCGTTCATTTTAAAGAACTATTCATGTTGGACGGATTGCCCACAGACTTTCCTGATGCGGATAAGGCTAGAAGAAACACCATATGCAATCTTCTAGCAGAATGGGGTCTACTAAAATTGAGTGATCCGTCAAAGAGCAAAGATCCTATAGTCCCAATCTCATATTTGAAAATATTGCCGTTTGGTGAGAAGAAGTCTTGGGAACTAATTCCGAAGTATAACATCGGAAGAAAACGAACAAATTATGAAACTTATAATCCGGATTCAGAAGAGTAACGGATAAATACCTTTGTACTTTTTATACTATGAACAATTTGACTCTAAAATACAACAAGTTATGGTTGGATTCTTTTGATCTATCGTTTGCAACCGAGCAATCTGCTTGTTTTGATGTTAAAGCCTATTTTGGCAGCAAAACAAGAATTATAGACGCTTACGATAAGAACAATTCTCATCACAGATTGCTAGCCGCATTTGAGCGTTCAGATGCTCCACCATTTTTAATAATTCCTCCTGATGGAGTTCGTGTTCTTATTCCTACTGGAATTGTTTTGGATATTCCTGAGGGGTATTCTGTTCGTCTTCACGCTCGCAGCGGATTGGCTGTAAAGGGAGGAATTGTTCTAGCCAATTCTGAAGGCGTTATTGATTCAGATTATACGGATCAATTGATGGTTGCGGTTACGAATTTGTCTAACCTTCCTGTTCGTATTACCCACGGAGATAGAATTTGTCAAGGGGAAATGATTCCTGTTTTGAAATATTCGCTCCAACCCACCGACGAGCGAGTTCAGCCCAAGACTAGCCGAGCAGGTGGATTCGGCTCTACTGGAGTTTCTTAAAATGACACGCGAAGATTTATTGAAAATGCATGAAATGATTTGTGAAAAGGGTCGTAGTCTAATGCGTAAGAAGAATGCTGATTACGCAGGTAATGATGGTTTAGAGCCTTTTGCAAATTTTACAAGAGTAGAAGCGATGGGCATTTGCACCACCGAGCAAGGATTCTTGGTTCGCATGACTGATAAGATGAGTCGTCTTTCATCTTTTGTTGAATCTGGAAAATTGGCTGTTGAAAATGAATCTTTTGAAGATACCATAATTGATATTGTCAACTACTCGGTTTTGATGTATGCTTATCTGCATGATAAGAAAGCATCCACACAGTCTGCTCCTATATTTGTTGCTGATGTTAAGCCTTCTGACATTATCAACACCAAAGGCTGCTGTAAAACAAAACTCAGAGACAACGGAGAAGCAACTTTCTACATTAATAATCCGTGGCAAAAGTCTAAAGCAAACTCGTAAGTTTCTTGATTCTATTTGTCATGTAGAAAGATATAAGGTTGTTGTGAATAACAACAATCCTATTGGTACTTATTGAGGTGAAGTGTGAACTCCAAAAGCAAAAGTGAACATATAGACATTGTTGAACGCTCCAAGTCTTACGACAAGGAACATTGTTGGCAGTACGATATACGGCTAAACAATTACGAAAAGGATTTGGAAGAAGCACTAATGTCAAAGGAACGCGCAGGAGAACTGCGAGTTTCCGATTTCATTTTCAAGCCGCTCACAACTGAAGCCGAGAAGCGTGAAGCCACAGAGTTTATAAAGCGTCACGAATGGCTAGGTAATCTTTCTCAATACACTACACATTGGTTTGCTGCCTATTACCATGATCCTGAGCAGGGATTGATTGGACGAGATATTATGGCAGGAGTAATTCTTATGAATCTGCCGAATGCTTTTTCTAAACTGCTTGGTGAGAATACTAAAGAGATTGAACGCTTGGTTAGTCGTGGTGCGTGTGTGTCATGGAGTCCCAAAAATCTTGCAAGTTCATTTCTTATGTGGTGCATTAATTGGATGGTGAAGAATACGCAGTATCGTTTGTTTACCGCGTATTCTGATCCCACAGCAAAAGAGTTGGGAACCATCTATCAGGCTTGTAACTTCTATTACTTGGGTCAAGATTCAGGAACCACAACCCGATACATCAATCCTTACACGGGTAGAGTTGTGAGCGACCGATTCTTTCGTGTGCGTAGCGCATACAAGAAGTACGCCAAGGAATTGGGCATCAAGTGGGAGCGGGATTGGAATAACGATCAAAAGGTGTTGTGGGAAAACATACCTGCGGAAGTTGAAAAGCAGTTGCGCGAACACTCCAAGAAGAAGCAACAAGGGGCTACTAAAATTCAAATGCCTAGCAAACACAAGTATGCGTTTGTATTGGGCAGAAGTAAAGCAGAAACCAAGAAACTACGGCGAGAATTTGAGGATAGAAATCCTCCAAAGCCATATCCTAAAGAGCGAGGTAAATAATGAGCGAAATTAAACCATTCGGGTATTCTTACTATTTGGACATGTACAATTGCCGCATCGGTGCAGCGGATGACTTGGAATTGCACTACCGCTTTCTTGAGCGAGTTGTAGACAAGATCGGTATGACTCGCATGAGCCAACCGTTCGTTATACATGCTCCAACAAACAACGGCAAGGAACTATACCCCGACAAGGCAGGAGTGAGCGGTTGGATTCCACTCATTGAGAGCGGTATTCAGATTCACTCAATGGAGCCAACGAGATTCATCACGCTTGATGTTTATTCCTGCAATAAGTTTGACAAGAGTATTATTGTTGAGTATGCTAGAGAGTGCTTTGGGTTTGCGTGGCACGAAGAGCAGTTCTTTGTGCGAGGAACTAAGTATGGAGATATCGTTTGAACACACATCGCATAATTCTTGGTGACTGCATTGCAGGCATGAAAACTTTGCCTGAAGGATGCATTCACACTTGCGTAACTTCCCCACCGTATTTCGGTTTGCGTTCCTACGAAGGTGGGGACGAAGAAATCGGTCAGGAAGAAACTGTGGAAGATTATGTACAGAAGATGGTGGAAGTGTTTCGTGAAGTTCGCCGCATTCTTCGTGACGATGGAACGCTTTGGTTGAATCTTGGCGATTCTTACATGGCAGCAAAGAATTGTGCTCCTCCACCGCAAACTATCGGCGGTCAGCGTGGTATGCCAACCGACTTTGTGCCAGGCAATCGTAAAGACCAAAAGGGATTGAAAACAAAAGACTTGATTGGAATTCCGTGGCGAGTGGCTCTTGCTCTACAGGCTGACGGATGGTATCTGCGTCAAGATATTGTTTGGCACAAGCCTAATCCTATGCCTGAGAGTGTTACTGACCGATGCACTCGTGCTCACGAATACATTTTCATGCTATCCAAGAAGTCGCACTACTATTATGACCATGAAGCCATCAAGGAGACCGCTGTTAGTCCTCCGCATGCTCCTGGCAACAAGAATCGCACACAACCTGAAGATAAGGGAGCCCGTGACCCTGCTTTAGAGCCTGAGCGATTGTGGGGCGCAGACGGCAAGAAGAACAAGCGTTCCGTATGGACTGTGAACACCAAGGGATACAAGGGCGCACACTTTGCGGTGTATCCCAAGGAACTGATTACTCCATGTGTTCTTGCAGGATGTCCTGTAGGAGGCACGGTGTTTGATCCGTTCACAGGCAGCGGCACAACCGCTGTGGTGGCTTTGAATAACGGTAGAAACTATGTGGGAACCGAACTGAACCCCGAGTATGTTAAGATTGCGGAAGATAGAATTCGTGAAGAAGTGGCAAACTCATTACAAGGATTTTTAGCATGAACAAGTTGAGACCGATTGGTAAGTGGATTGAAGTGCAGACTGTTGGTGGCGGCGAAAAGAAGACATCGGAAGGTATCATCTATACCGAGAAGATTAACTCACAGTTGGTGTGGAGCACGGTGATTTCTGTTGGTGATAAACTCACCGAAGATGTTAAGATTGGCGACAAGGTGCTGTGGGATATTTCTAAGATTCGTGGACAAGGATACGGCAGAAACAATCTGATTCATCAGGATTGGATTTCTATGGTTGAACGATGATAAGTGAGAGGCTGAAACAAGTTTTGGTTGATAGAGCAACAGGTAAATCTGTTGTTCTTGATCCTCTTCTTGAAGAAACTCTAAACTTATACATGACCGATTTAAATTCTTCCTCGTTAAGAGAATACATTACAACTTGGATTTGTGGGTATGAGCCTGTATACGGCAAATTAGGAAGAGATGCTTATGATCGTGTTACAAATAAACCTAAAGAAATAAAGCCAAAGGGATACACAGGTAAGCAAAAAACCAACGGTGGTGGATGTTTCAACGATTACACTAGAAAGAGATTGGAAAAGGATGTTCAAGAAGATGTGGATATCGTCCACTCTCTTTTTATTAAAGAACGATTGGTTTACATCGTTGAATTTAATATCACAGCAATCAAGAGTAAACTTGAAGAACAGATAGTTAAGAAATGTGAAACGCAACAGAACACTTATGTTAGATGTGCGTATTGGACATATCTTGATTGGCGTTCACATCCCTCTATGAAAATTCATTATGTTGATAAAAATCTGCTGTCTTCTAATCCTGATTGTGTGAACAAATCTCTACATAAGATATTAGTTCCTCCGAATACTAGTGAACTGTTATTCTAAATGAGCATCATAAACAATTTTTTAAACAAGAGATATTCAACTCGTAATTTGACAGATGCGGAGTTTGATGGTATACTTCCTGTGTTGGCGGAAGAATTGTCTACTGTGAATTTTATTCCTTCTTACACAGAGCAGGAACTTCGGAAGGATTGGGTAAATCTTTGTGCTTGGAATTCAAGCGGAAATAGAATCAACAGTACAAGCCGAATTGGAATGAAATTGTGCGAACACTTCTTTCCTAACTTTTGGGATATTGAAGATAACCGAGGCAATTCGTTTAGAAAACTTTGGGGTGATCCCAAGTTCTTGGAAAAGGTTATCAGATGGAACAGAAACTCTCATTCAACTCCATACCTTTCAGAACTAAGACGAGGTGTGTATTTCTGTAGTAGGTTATGCAAATCAACCATGTATCGTCCTCAAATGTCAAAACTAGTAACTAAGGATGCCAAGCGGGTTCTTGATCCGTGCATGGGATGGGGTGGACGATTACTTGGTGCAATTGCAAGCGGAGCCGAGTATGTTGGCTTTGATCCCAATACAGAAACTTACAGTCATCTGAATGAACTTGTTGATTTTTTGGGTGTACAATCTAAGGTTCGGTTGATTTGTGATGACGCTTTAAACATGAACGATTACGGTATCGGAAATTTTGATGTAGTATTGACTTCTCCTCCGTATTTTGATTTAGAGATATACTGCAAAGAGTCTACGCAATCCGTTTCCAACACATCAAATTATGCACAATGGAATGAGAAGTTCCTTAATCCTTTGATAGAGAAGTGTGTGTCTCATCTCAATCCCAACGGCAAGTCTTGTTGGAATGTTGCCAAAGTTGGAACTAATGATATGTGGGAGAGTGTTCGTACAGCACATCAAGATTTAGGATTCACGGTTGTTGATGAATATGAAGTTTGTTCTTCTGCAAGACAAGTACATCAGACAAAAACAAAGAACAAGAAGTCTGTTGATAGAACAGTTGTATACGCAAAAGCGAATTAAGAATGAAATTTTACACCCATGTTGCTGTTAGAGGTTCTCATATTCTGTATCGTGGATACGAGAACGGCAAGCGGATAGCCGAAAAGGTTCCGTTCATGCCTACTTTGTTTGTGCCTGCAAAAGGCAAGAAGACGGAGTGGCAGACTCTTGACGGCAAGTATGTTGAGCCTTTCAAGCCTGGTTCCATTCGTGATGCCAAAGAGTTTATCAGCGAATACAAGGGAGTGGTTGGATTTGAAATATTTGGAAATACGGAATGGTTGTATCAATACATTGGTGAAGCGTTTCCAAATGAAGTGGAATACGATCCATCTAAACTAAAGGTGGCTTTTATTGATATTGAGACGGAATGCGAGGGAGGCTTTCCGTCCATTAAGACTGCAACCGAACGAGTGAATGCCATTACTCTCAAGGTAGGCAACAAGGTGTTGGTGTTTGGATTGGGTGAGTTTACTATTCCTGATGCGAAGTGTTTCCAATACGACGACGAGAAGCACATGTTGCGAGACTTCCTTGCAGCATGGGAAGCAATGGACATAGACATTGTGACAGGATGGAATGTTAACTTCTTTGATATTCCGTATCTTGTGAATCGTATCACTCGCCTGTTTGACGAGAAGGAAGCCATGCGTCTTTCTCCTTGGCGTGAGATTCGTTCACGCGAAGTGGAAGTAATGAACAAAAAGAACGAGGTGTATGACCTGCTAGGGATCGCTACCTTGGACTACTTTGATCTGTATCGTAAGTTCACTTATGTGACCCGCGAAACCTATAAACTTGACCATATTGTTTGGGTGGAGTTGGGAGAGCGTAAGAAGCACTATGATGGTACTCTAGCCGAATTCTACAAGAATGATTTCCAAAAATTTATGGAGTACAATCACCACGATACTCTGCTTGTGGGAATGCTTGAGAACAAACTTAAATTGATGGAACTTGCTCTAGCACTTGCGTATTCCGCCAAGGTAAATCTTAACGATGTGTTCTCGCAGGTTCGCACATGGGATGCTATTATCTATCACCACCTGACCAAGAAGCGAATTGCTATTCCCATGAAGGGAGAAGCCGAAGATAAAGAAACAAAGTTTGAAGGTGCGTATGTGAAAGACCCTATCGTTGGAGCACACGATTGGGTTGTAAGTTTTGACTTGGACTCTCTGTATCCGCATCTCATCATGCAATACAATCTGTCGCCTGAAACCAAGACTAATGCAGGAACTCGTAATAAATTTAGTGTGAATGACTTCCTCGCGGGCTCGGGCGCACACGCAGGCGCGAGGGATTATCTTGATAACATGCGAGTCAAGAATCTTAGTGTAGCAGGAAACTGTGTAGCGTTTCGTAAGGATACACAAGGCTTCTTGCCACAACTAATGGAAACCATGTATGAGGAGCGCAAGGCTTTCAAGAAAAAGATGTTGGAAGCCAAAGCCGCTCTAAAGAAACTTGTGAATCCTACACCCGAACAGGAAGCACAACTAAAACTTGATATTACAAAGTTTCACAACTTTCAGTTGGTTCGCAAGATTCAATTAAACTCTGCATTCGGTGCTTGTGGTAATCAATACTTCCGCTATTACGATCAAGAGATTGCCGAGGCTATTACGATTTCAGGACAGGTATCCATTCGTTGGATTGAGAATGGATTGAATCAATTCTTGAATAAAACTCTAAAGACAACAGGGGTAGATTATGTGATTGCATCGGATACTGATTCGGTGTATTTGAGATTGGGTTCCCTTGTGAAGCAGGTGATTCCAAAAGAAACTGATTCACAAAAGATTACAAAGTTCTTGAACAAGTTCTGCAACGAAGTATTGCAGCCGTTTATTGATAAGCAGTACGCTTCTCTTGCAGAACAACAGAACGCCTACGCTCAAAAGATGCGTATGAAGCGAGAAGGTATTTCATCCAAGGGTATTTGGACAGCCAAGAAGCGATACATGTTGAGCATTTGGATGGGCGAAGATGATGTTCTTTTGAGCAAGCCTGAAACTAAAATCATGGGTCTTGAAACTGCAAAGAGCAGCACTCCTGAAATTGTTCGTGATGCTCTAAAGAAATCTATTGGTATCATAATGGAAGGTAGCGAATCTCAACTACGAGATTATGTTGCAGCCTTCAAGACAGATTTTTTTAATCGTAGTGTGGAAGAGATTGCATTTCCACGAGGCTGTAATGGATTGAAAGAGTATCGGGATGATACCACCATATATCGTAAGTCAACTCCCCTGCATGTTAAAGGCGCATTACTTTATAATCACTGGTTGCGTGAAAAAAATCTATCAAAACTATTTCCAAAGATAGGCGATGGCGAAAAGATTAAATATGTGTATTTGCGTGTTCCAAATCCTATTAGGGATAAAGTAATTTCTTTTACTGTAGGAATTCCAAAGGAGTTTGGTCTTGAAGCCAAATACATAGATTATGACACTCAATTTGAGAAAGCGTTTGAAGAGCCTTTGAATGCAATTTTAAATGTGATTGGATGGCATATGCGAGAGGTTAGCAGTCTTGAGGGATTGTTCATATGAATATGAATGAAATAGTTTTTATAACCAGTTTATGCTTTACGATAGGAGTGATTATTCATATAATCACAGAACACATTAAAGATAAACGAGAGTGTGAACAGAAAATCCGAGAGAAACGAAAAAGGGTGAAAGACGCTCTTAAAAGACTTGACTGGCAGCGAAAATGATGATATACTAACAAAATGGAGATTATACAATGAGTGACTTTTTAAAGAATATGATTCGTGCATCGGGTAATGAGTTTGCCTCACTTGCAGAGGATGGAGTTGAAGGAGATGTTACGGGATTTGTAAATACAGGTTCTTACTCTCTGAATGCTCTGCTTTCAGGTTCTCTGAACGGCGGAATTGCCAACAACAAGATTCTTGGCATCGCAGGCGAAAGTGCCACAGGCAAGACTTATTTTGCTCTTGGTATTGCAGCAAAGTTCTTGGCTGACAATCCTGAAGGTGCAATTCTTTACTTTGATTCCGAGCAGGCTGTCACTAGCGACATGATTAAGTCACGAGGTCTTGATCCTAATCGTGTAGCAGTATTTCCTGTTGCTACCGTTGAAACTTTCCGTCATCAGTTGCTGCAAATAATTGACAACTACGGCAAGTTGGACGAGAAGAAGCGTAAGCCTTTCTTTGTTGTTCTTGATTCGCTAGGCATGTTGAGTACCTCCAAGGAAACCAACGATACCTTGGAAGGTAAGGAAGTGCGAGACATGACTCGCGCTCAAGTCATCAAGGGAACCTTCCGCGTTCTCACCATGAAGTTGGGTCTTTACAATATTCCAATGGTGATGACCAATCACACCTATGATGTGGTGGGTGCTTATGTGCCAACCAAGGAGATGGGCGGCGGCGCGGGACTCAAGTATGCAGCATCTACCATTGTATATCTCTCCAAGAAGAAGCACAAGGTTGACGATGAGATTGTTGGTAATATCATTCATTGCAAACTGTACAAGGGTCGTCTAACGCGAGAGAACAAGATGGTGGATGTTCTTCTGACCTTTGATAAGGGACTTGATCGTTACTACGGTTTGGTTGATCTTGCTCTCAAGCAGGGAGTCTTCAAGAAGGTTTCCACAAAGATTGAATTGCCTAACGGCACTACCGCTTTTGAAAGTCAGATTGTTAAGAACCCAACCAAGTTCTTTACTCCTGAAGTCATGTCGGCTTTGGAAGCCGCTGCTGCCAAAGAATTCAAGTATGGTTCTGATATGACGGAAAGCGAGGCAACCAATGAATCCACGGAAACCATTGAAGCGGAAGGATGAGATAATCGTCTATCCTGAATTTCAAGAAGCCTTTCTTGGAAGTCTTCGCAAGTTTGGACAGACTGTTCCTGTGGCTGTCTACGACTACGAGAAGTGCTTAGACATTCTAGTAAAACAAGGCATGGATGTTATTGATGCTTACGAGTGGCTTGAAGTGAATACACTCGGAGGCTATCTTGGAGAAGGAACTCCTGTGCTTTTGAATCGCTGCACCATAGAAGAATTCAACGAGGAGGCGGAATTACATGGCGAAATTACTGATTAAGTTACCAAGCAGATCGCGCCCGGCTAAGTTCATGGAGGTGTTCAATCTCTACAAGAATATGGCATCCGGCAAGCACGATGTTCGGTTTTTGTGCTCGTTTGATCTTGACGATGCCACCATGAATAATGCAGGTATGCGTAACTGGATTGCCAAGCAAGGTGATTCTGTTAAGGCGTTTTGGGGCAATTCAAAAACTAAGATACAAGCCATCAATGCTGATTTGGAACACGCAGGCGATTACGATGTTCTCCTGCTTGCATCGGATGACATGATTCCTCAGATGCAGGGATACGATGATATCATCATGCAGGATATGCAGACCTACTATCCTGATGGCGATGGTGTGCTTCATTACAACGATGGCAAGCAAGGCGAGCGTTTGAATACTCTTTGCATTTTCGGCAAGAAGTATTTTGATCGCTTTGGTTACATCTACAATCCTGAATACATCAGCGTATTCCCCGACAACGAGTTCACGGATGTCAGCAGGATTCTAGGCAAAGCAACTTACATTGACAAGGTTATCATTCGTCACTTTTGGATAGAGATTGGTGTGGATGCTCTATACATGCGTAACGAGAACCGCGAACTCTATGCTCGTGACGGTGCGTTATATCAACAAAGAAAGGCAGCAAACTTCGGTTTGCCACAACATGCCAACGCCTCCTAATGAAATCTTACTCAGCGTTCTGATTCTTTCAATTCCTTCTCGTCTTGAGAAGTGTTTGATTCCAACCTACAATCGTTTGTTGAAGCAGATTGGAAACGAGACTTGTGTTGAGGTTCTAACTCTTGTAGACAACAAGAGCATGAGCATCGGCGAAAAGCGTCAGGCTTTGATTCAATCGGCTAGAGGCAAGTGGATTGCCTTTTTGGATGACGATGATGCGGTATCTGAAGATTACATCTCAACCCTGATTGAAACCTTGAGAACCAAGCCTGCGGATGTGATTACCTTTGAACAGCATTGTTCAGTAAATGGCAAGGAGTTCAATGTGGATTTCCGTATGGGTAATCCCCACGAAGGACTTAAGCAGAATCCTGATGGAAGTCTAGGCGATATTAAGCGTCCTCCGTATCACATGTGCGTGTGGGCAACCAAGATCGCAAAGAATATTCCATTCCGTGCTGTTTCATATGGAGAAGATATTGATTGGTGTATGCGAATGTATCCGTTTGTGACAAGTGAAACTCACCTAGATAAAGTGCTTCACTACTATCAATATGATGACAGAACATCGGAAAGTATACAATATGCAAAGCGATAAGAAGCATCTTCTTTTAAAGTACCCAACTCGTCAGCGTCCATCCAAGTTCATGGCGAACTTGAATTCTTACCTTGAGAAATTGTCAGGTAAGCATCAGATAACTTTAGTTGTAAGTATGGACACCGACGACATACTGTGCAACAACGGTGCTATACAAAGATTCCTAGACATCAAGAGAAGCGATACGCTTAATGTAATCTACTCTTATGGTGAAAGTAAGGGTAAGATTGCTGCCATCAATCGTGACATCCCCAACACCCCTTGGGATATTCTTGTAGCCACAGCGGATGATATGGAACCAATAGAAGATCATTGGGACGATATTATCGTTCAGGATATGTTCCGCGAATTTCCTGATCTTTACGGAGCCATTAATTACAATAATGATCCAAGGCTAGAGGAAAAGGGAGTTGATGGATTCAAAACTCTCATAACTCTTCCCGTTATTGGTAGAAAACTATATGATAAGTTTGGTTACATCTATCATCCTGATTATAAGTCTGAATGGTGCGACAACGAGCAAACAGAAGTTTTTGAGGCTTTGGGTGTTTTAACTCATGTAAACAAAAGACCTATTGTTCATAAATGGGCAGAAAATCAAGACGACTTGATGCAACACAATATGCGTGTTGGCTCTAGTGTAGATAAAGCAATTTATGATAGAAGAAAAGCAAATGGATTTAACCCACCGCAACTAAAATTAAATAACAATTTGATAGTTCAGATAACAAGAACTAGAGATGAGTTGTTCTTAATTAAAGAAATGTTACCTATTTGGCAAGAATATGCAGATGCTTTTGTTTTCTTGGTTGACACTTCTACAGATGGAACCTATGAATTTTTGAAAGAAAATGCAAAAAAGTATAATATCCTTAGTATTCTACAGATAAATCGTGAAGAAGAAAAACTGGCAATCGAATCTGATGCTAGACAGATGCTTTTTGATGAAGCATTTAAATATTCTGATAAAATAATTTGCTTAGATTCAGATGAATATCTTGATGGAAATGTCAAGAAAGAGCAGTTGAAGCAACTGATGGATCAAAATAAGGATACATTATTTTATACGCATTGGATTCAATATATTGGAAAAGATGAAATAAGAACCGATGGTAAATGGGAAACTCATTGGGTAGATAGAATAGGTTCATATAGTGATAGAGCAGTATTTAAAAATAGACAAATGCATTCGGAACATCTTCCTGTTCCTAAGAATCAGGTTACGATTGCCCCACCGCATATTTTTGTTTCTCATCTTCAATGGTTAGATAAGATGGCAGTTGGTATTAAGCAATACTATTGGAAGATTGAAGATTATGTTAATAAAATAAAATTCAATGCGGATGTTATAGATTACAAGGAATATGACAAATCTGTAAACAACTTTTCTTGGAATCCTGTAAAGTTTTCTTTCCCGCTAAAGATTAGAACAAACATTTATCAAGATCAAGAATTGACAAAAAATTACAAATATCAATTTATCAAAGAAAATATTCAGAAATATAGCATTCCAAACTTGAATGATTGGGGATTGGGGATACACTAAACACTATGGAACATATACTAAAATCAGTAGAAGACTTCATAAAAGAAAAACACGCCAACAAGAAATGGCGAGCGGGTGTAGATTGGGTTCAATATGCGGGTCCATATTTTGGTCACGAAGAATATACCGAATCTATTAAAACTTTACTTGAAGGCTGGTTGGTTTTAGGATCGAATGGAATTCGTTTTGAAAATCAATTCCCAAATTTGATGGGAAAGGATTATGGTATTCTAACAAATAGTGGTAGTAGTTCCAATTTGATTATGATGTCTTGCATGACATCTAAAAGATTATATAATTTTCCAAAGGGAACAAAAGTAATAACTCCTATTGCAGGATTTCCAACAACCATTAATCCCATCTTTCAAGTGGGATTTGAACCTGTTTTTGTAGATATTGATCTAGACACTTTAAACTTGAACTTGGATCAGGTTGAAGAAAAGGCAAAGGAAGGATGTAAGATTATTACCTTTGCTCATGTTTTGGGCAATCCTCCAAACATGGATAGATTAATGCAAATTGTTGAGAAGTATGGTTTGATTCTTCTTGAGGATTGTTGTGATGCTTTGGGTTCAACATATGATGGTAAACAATTAGGAAGTTTTGGAGAACTTGCTTCTTGTTCGTTCTATCCTGCACACCACATAACTATGGGAGAAGGCGGTTTTGTTTCTTGCAAAACCAAAAATCAAGAAACTATTGCTAGAAGTTTCCGCGAGTGGGGTAGAGGATGCTATTGTGTTGGTAAGCAAGCAAATCTACTAAAGAATGGAAGTTGCAAAAAGAGATTCTCAAACTGGCTTCCTGCTCTTCCAAATGAAATATTTGACCACAAGTATGTGTATGATGAGATTGGATACAACCTTAAGCCTACCGATCAGCAAGCGGCTATGGGATTGGTTCAGTTGAAGAGACTGCCAAAAATTATTGAAATCAGAAAGCATAATCATCGTAGACTATGCCAAATTTTCTCAAAGTATGAAGAATATTTCATAATACCAAAGGCTACTGAAAAGGCAGATCCTGCTTGGTTTGCTTTTGCAGTAACCTTGAAGGATGGATGTCCATTCAAGAGAAACGATATTGTTGATTACTTTGAAGAGAATAAGATTCAAACGAGACCATACTTTGCAGGAAATCTAATGTTGCAACCAGCGTATGAAGGTCTTATGGATTCGGAGAAAGTTATTAGAGACTATCCAAACGCAAGAAAGGTTACTACTGACACCTTCTTCTTAGGCACAAGTCCTGTTATAAAAGATGAACATTTAGATTACATTGAATCTACTCTTGATGATTTCTTGACAAAGAAAAGAATTCATCTTCCTATTATGAATAGCACACTATGAGTAAATTATTAGAAACAATAAAATTGGGGTAAATGTGAAGATTGTATATGTAACAGGTTGCTTAGGGTTCATAGGTTCTTATGTCACTCGACTTTGTTTACAAAGAGGATGGCATGTCAAGGGCGTTGATAAATTGACTTATGCTGCAAACGATAATCTTTTGGATGAGTTTAAACTTTATCCAAATTTTTCATTCGTTCAATGCGACATTAATGATCTAAAGTTTTTGTATGATTGTGATTATATAATCAATACTGCTGCTGAAACCCATGTTGGCAATTCAATTGCTAATAGCGATGATTTTATAAGTTCTAATATAAACGGTGTTTATAATATACTTGAACTGATTAAGAACTATAGACAAGAAAATGGAAAAACTCCAACTCTTATCCATTTTAGCACGGATGAGGTTTACGGAGACATCACAGAAGGCGCACATACCGAGCACGATATGCTGAAGCCATCTAATCCATATTCTGCAACCAAGGCTGCTGCCGACATGTTGGTTCTTGCTTGGGCTAGAACTTATAAAATTCCATATGTCATTGTTAGACCCACCAACAACTATGGTATTGGTCAATATGTTGAGAAACTGATACCAAAAACTTGTAAGTATTTGCACTTGGGTAGAAAGATACCTCTACACAATAATGGCACTCCAGTAAGAAATTGGCTACACGTCGAAGATACCGCACGAGCAATAATTACAATTATTGAGTCTGAAACAACCAATGAGATATACAATATTTGTGGCGGGTTTGAGCAATCAAATTTGGAAACTATCAATAAAATCTTAAAAGTTAGTGGTCTTGGTGAAAAGGAAATTTCCAATTACATAGACTTCTCTTATAGCAGACCTGGACAAGATGTGAGATATGCTTTAGATGATTCAAAACTTCGTAGTTTGGGTTGGGAACCCATCAAAAACTTTGATGAAGAACTTACAAATATAGTGAAGTACTATAAAGATAATTTTATTTGGTAAATCTATGAATCTTAAAAAAATTATACTAGATATAGCCTATAAGAATAAACTAGGACATTTGGGTAGTTACTTTTCGTCTGTTAATGTGATAGATGAAATTTATTCTCAGATGGGTAAAGACGACATATTCATTCTTTCATCTGGGCATGCTGCTCTTGCTTTGTATGCTTGTTTGGAAAAGTATCATGGGATTAATGCTGAAGAGATGTTCTTAAAACATGGTGGGCATCCACACAGAGATGAAGAGAATAAGATTTATTGCTCTACAGGTAGTTTAGGTTTAGGAATTACTGTTGCTCTTGGTAGAGCAGTTGCAAATCCTAATAGAAAAGTTTATGTTCTTGTTAGTGATGGAGAATGTGCAGAAGGTAGTGTTTGGGAAGCGTTGAAAACAATACATGAGCAAAACATAAAGAACATAGAAGTTCATGTTAATGTGAATGGGTATGCTGCTTATATGGAAGTAGATAAAGAGTATTTGGTTAATAGACTAAAGGCATTTTTGCCTGATGTAAAAATACACTACACTACTGTAGAACAGTTTCCATTTTTGAAAGGCTTGAACGCCCACTATCATATTATGAGAGATTATGATTATAAGCAGGCTATGGAGATTTTAGGATGAGAAAGCAATTTGCCGCTTTGCTTCACGCACACATGAAGCACAATAAAGATATTTACCTCATAACTGGTGATTTGGGTTATGGGCTATGGGATACGATTAGAGATGAGTATCCTGATCGCTTTTATAATGTTGGATCTTCTGAGATGGCTATGATGGGAATGGCTATAGGATTGGCTATGGAAGGCAAAATTCCTTTTGTTTACTCCATAACTCCTTTTGCTATTTACAGACCATTTGAGATGATTCGTAATTATTTGAGTCACGAAAATATTCCTGTGAATATTATTGGTGGTGGTAGAGATCGGGATTATGGATATTTGGGATTTTCGCATTGGGCAGATGATGATAAGAAAATAATGACTACACTAGAAAACTTATCAGTTCTTCACCCAACAAACGAAGAATCAATGAAAAAGATGCTTGACGATATGATTGCGAATCCTAGTCCAACTTATCTAAATCTGAGAAAATGAAAACCCCAAGTATTCTGATTACAGGAAGTAATGGATATATTGCAAAAAGTCTGAAACGGGACTTGGATGACAATTTTATTGTAACCACAATCTCTAGAACAGATTTTGATTTGTGTGATACGGATTCTTTGAATACTTGGTTTAAAGGAAAAGCCTTTGACTCAGTAATACATTGTGCGGCAGCAGGAGGCAGTAGACTCAAGGCAGAGGATCCTTCTGTACGAGATCAAAATTTAAAAATGTATGAAAACTTACTGTCAAACAAAGATAAGTTTGGCAGGCTTATACATTTTGGTTCAGGTGCTGAATTCTTTCATCAAACTTTTTATAGTCAAAGTAAAAGAGAAATTGCAGAGTCTATAAGAAATACAGACAACTTTTACAATATAAGAATTTTTGGAGTGTTTGATGAAAACGAAATTGACACTAGATTTATAAAAGCAAACATTACTCGCTATATGAATAAGGAACCTATTGTAATTCATACAAATAGAATAATGGACTTCTTTTACATGAAAGATTTGATCGCTCTTGTAAAGCACTATATTGTATCCGTCAATCCAAACAAAGAAGTCAATTGCTCATATGAAAACAAATACACTTTAAAAAATATAGCAAATATGATAAACTCTTTAGGCGAGTATACTGTTCCTATTACGGTACAAAATACTTCAAATCTAGAGTTTTATTGTGGTGAAAGTAATTTACCTGAGATAGATACTTTTGGTATTGAAGCGGGTATAGAGTTTACATATCAAAAACTTTTTATGATGAGGAATTAAGATGGCAGAAAATGCAGCGATAATTTACATGTCCCGAATGAGGGATCTTCCATTGCTCTACCGCAGTTTGAGTATGTTGTGTTGGAACTTTAAATATGTAAAAGACTATCCTATAGTCGTGTTCCATGATGACATAGACCAGCCAAGCATTTCAAATTTTTTGGTGGCAATTCATAGAACTGTAGGGTTTATACCAAACATAAAATTTGAATACTTAAAGTTTGATATGCCGGAATGGGTTTCTTCAGACCCATCAAACTACCCGGTATCTTTGAATGAATTTTGGATGGGATACAGGCATATGTGCCGATTCCACTCTGGTGGTATTTACACAGATAAACGCTTGGCTAACTACGAATACTATTGGAGATTAGATTCTGATTCGTATTTGTATTCTCCAATAAATTTCGATCCATTCGAGAGAATGAAGTCTAGAGGATACGAGTATGCTTATATGTGCGACGAAGATGGTGAAGTTCCTCGTGTAGCGGAAGGGTTGTGGGAAACCACCTTAGACTTCATGGAAAAGAATAACATCAAGATGAACGATTACTTGAAGGGGCGTTTAGTTGATGGAACTTGGAACTACAATTTATTTTACACCAATTTTGAAATTGGAAAGTTTTCGTTCTTCCGAAGTCCAGAATATATGTCTTACTTCGATCATTTAGATAAGACCGGAAACATATACTACAAGCGTTGGGGTGATGCTCCGATTCACTGGTTAGGAGTTCGTATGTTTATGGATCCAGAAAAAGTTTGGGCTGTAAAAGATATAACCTATCAGCATAACAATTGGTTGAAAAATTTGAATGCTCTTCCCGACAAGAAGATCGCAGAAAATATTTTTAACATGATTGACGGAGATGAAAACAATAAAAATACCAGAAAGGGAAGACTTGTCTACGGTTTAACTCGTTATCAAAACGGTGGGCCAGACGGGTTAAATTGGGGAGACTAAAATATGTATTCAGAAGCATTTCAAGATGAATTTGTTGATATTGTTCTAAAAGATCAGAAGCAAGGATATTTTGTTGATGTTGGTGGAGGATGCCACGAACAAAAAGGCGGAAGTAATACTTTAATGTTTGAAGAAAAAGGTTGGAAAGGAATTATAGTTGATGTAGACCCTAACAGAATGGTTGGAAGATCTTGCATCTGTGCCGCAAGTTGGATTGGAGATGGTAGTGAAAACAGTAAAAAATTGGGAGATGTTCTCAAAGAGAATAATGTTCCAAATCTTGTTGATTATCTATCAATTGATATTGAAGGACAAGATTTTAATGCACTAAAATCTTTTATTGATTCGGGATTTACTTCTAAAGTTGTTACAATTGAGCACAATGTATTTTTGGGCAATCCTGAAGTAACTCAACTTAAGGCAAATATTTTTAATCTTTTAACACTAAATGGTTATGTTAGAATAGTGGATAATGCTGGAAATGCTGCAAATGCCAAAAATTTTTATTTAGGGGTTCCTTTTGAGGATTGGTATATAAATCTTAAGCATATCAACTATAGCGATACTATTCAAAGAATAAAGGCTTTACAAAAAGCCTCCTTACAAAATACATAAAGCAATTAAATTTTGGAGACTATAGAATGAATTCGTCAATTGTTATATTTCAAATTGGAAGCAAGTCTTATAATCCAAGAACAAAGGACTATTATAATCCTTGGGAAAATCACATTTGGACTTGCTTAGAGCAAGCAAGAAAGTGGTCTCCTAATACAAAAATTGTGGTAGTTTTAGATGACGAGAATGTTTATGGCAAAGAAAATTTTGAAAGATTAAACATTCAATGGGAAAGAATAGATCAACTACAGGCTCGTTATGATGTTGATTCTATTGGATATTGGGATGGAGATGCTGATCCTATGTGGAGAGCATGCGGAATGCGACCGTTCTACATTGAAGCCGTTATGAAAAAGCACAATTTGAAAAACACATTCACATTTGATAATGATGTGATGATTTATTGTGATTTGGATGAAATAGGCCAAAAACTATCTAAGTTGTATTATAGAACTGCTATGACCGCAGAACATGAAACTGCCATGATTTTTGGAATGGTTTATATTCGCAATTCGGAATCTATGGTTGAAATAAACGATAAATTCTGGGAGATTATGAATCGCAAAGATTCTACAGGACAAAACTCAATTGACATGTTTTTGTGGAAGCAGGTTCAAATAGAAATGGGAGAATCTTATGTCTCAACTTTACCTATTTGGACTGAAGGTAGTCTATCAAAATTCTATGAAACTGTTGGCGGTATATTTGATCCAAGTAGTATAGGGCAGCATCTTGGTGGTTGTAATAACGGACATCCACCAGGAACAATTTTTGTACATCAATATATTGGTAAAATGTTAGCAACTGGAAAATGGGGATTTGCTGATGCAACTACTCCCGATGGTAAAAGATATTTTGTAATTAAAGATAAACAAACAGGTAAGATTACAAAAATTTTGAGTATTCATGTTCATGGTAAAGGATTAAAAAACTTTGTTTGATTATAGTGACTATATTTGTGGTGATAGGTTGATCTATGCTGCCGAGCAATTACAAGGGTATTATCCTTTAAAAATAGATCATGTTCCTAATTTTTTACAGTATGTTGCTCCCAGACTAACACATCCATTTAATATTGTAACTCATTTTGGAGACTTTAGTGTTAATCAACAATTGTTTAATTATGCAAAGCAATTTTCATTTTTTAGAAAATGGTTTGGTCAAAATGTAGATTGCTCTATAGATTCGGCAATTCATAGTTTGCCTATAGGTTTAGAAAATTATACAAATAATTTGTTGTATACACGAGAAAATGCGAGAATAACTAAAACTGAACTAATACATCACCATCAAAAAGAAGAGCAGTCTATTCCTTTATATTTGGCTTATGCAAATTTTTATGTTGGAAATTATCCCGAAGAAAGGGTTCCTGCATATAAATCTGTTGAAGGTAAAACATGGGCGTTATCAAAACTCCATCCATCTTCAAATAAAACCAATAAAGAAATTGAAATTGATATCTATAAAAAATATCTAAATGAAATAAAATCGTGTAGTTATGTTCTATGTCCAAGAGGTGGGGGTATAGATACTCACAGACTATGGGAAACTCTGTATCTTGGTAGAATACCTATAGTAAAAAGATGTAATAACACGAGATACTATGAGGATCTTCCTGTTCTGATAGTTGATACTTGGGAAGAAGTAACAGAAAAACTATTGACAGAAAAATTAGATTACTACACTAATCGTAATAATTTTAATATGAATAAGTTAAAGATGTCTTGGTGGATAACTCTATTCAAAGAAAACCTACCCTGAAAGGAATATTATGGAAACTGTAAAGATGGAACACTATTACACACAAACTGCTGGCGAAAGTTCGGATGGGTGGTTTACATACCCAAACTTGTATTCTGATTTCATACGAGATATAAAAGATAACTCAATTTTTGTTGAGGTTGGTTCTTGGAAGGGAAAGAGTACTGCTTATTTGGGAGTAGAGGCTATAAACTCTGGAAAAAATATTAAGTGTTATGCGGTTGATACTTGGGAAGGATCTGCTGAACATACTGATGATCCTTTTGTTAAAACAAACAGACTTTACCCACTATTCCTAACAAATATTCAAAAAGTATCTTCGGTTGTAACCCCCATCAGAAAGTCTTCTGTTGAGGCGGCAAATGAATTTGAAGACAGATCAATTGATATTGTTTTTATTGATGCGTGTCACGAATATCATTGTGTAAGACAAGATATTGATGCTTGGTTGCCAAAGGTTAAACCTGGTGGAATAATTTCCGGACACGATTACTACTGGGGAGAAAATGGAGTTAAGAAAGCCGTAGACGAAACTTTCGGCGATAAGGTAATTTATAGAAATCCTTGGGAAAATTGTTGGATAGTTAAAGTTTGAACTTTAAAGAAAGATAAAACATGAAGTGTTTAGTCACAGGTGCTTGTGGATTTATTGGTTCCAATCTAGTTGATAGTTTAATTTCTAAAGGCTGGTCTGTTGTTGGTATTGACAATCAAAGCAGTATTGCTCACGATAGATTTTATTTCAATCCTAAAGCAACATATCTTGATAAAAAAGATTCAGATATTTCTACACCAATACCCTGGAAGGTTTTGGCTAATGAAAAGTTTGATTATGTATTTCATATGGCGGCAGAATGTAGAATACAATATTGCATAGAAAACCCTAAACTTTGTATTGATACAAATATTCTTGGCACAGTAAATACTTTAGAGTATTCAAGCAAAAATGGAGTTAAGAGATTGATGTTTTCATCAACCTCTGCAATTTACGCAAAACATGATTATGCGGTAGATGAAAATGCTGAACCAACATGTTTAAACCCTTATTCTTCAACAAAATTAGCAGCAGAAGTTTTCTGTCAACAGTATAGCATGATTGGAGATTTGGATACTGTTATACTGAGATATTTTAATGTTTATGGTGAAAGACAACCTGTTAGGGGAACTTATGCTCCAGTTATTGGTGTGTTTCAAAAACAATTAAAGGACGGAACTCCGTTTACTATAGTTGGTGATGGCGAACAAAGAAGAGATTTTGTTCATGTTTCAGACATTGTAGATGCAAATATTTTAGCAGCACAAAGTGAACTTGGTGGTGGTAGATTAAACGGGGAAGTGTTTAATATTGGAACAGGAATAAACTATTCTGTAAATCAAATTTCAAAAATGGTTTCTGAAACAAATTCAGTAGTTCATCTGCCTGCTAGAGCAGGTGAAGCAAGAATTACTCTATGCGATAATGAAAAAGCAGTAAGATGGTTAAATTGGACTCCAAAAGTTTCAGTTTCTGACTGGTTATCTGTTGACAAAGTTGCAGTTTGAGTCTATACTATAATTAATGACTAACGATAGAACAGAAATTCTCATTCTGCGAACCTTACTCCATGATGAAGAGTATAGTCGCAAGGTTCTTCCGTTTTTAAAGCCTGAATACTTTACAGAACGGGATGAGCGAGTCATCTATGATTGTATCAGCACTTTTTATACCAAGTATAACAAGCAGCCAACTGTTGAGAGTTTGCTTATTGATTTAAGTAAGCGGGATAACTTAAGTGAAACTGAATTCAAGACAATTAAGGATATCATCAAATCATTAAAGACTCACGACAAGTTGGAAACTCAATGGTTGCTAGACAATACCGAAGAGTTCTGCAAAGAAAAGGCACTCTATAATGGTATCATGGAATCCATTCAAATTATTGATGGAAAGTCCAAAGACAAAACGAAGACTGCTATTCCAAGTATCCTTTCTACTGCTCTTGCAGTTAGTTTTGATACTCATATCGGTCACGATTTTATTGAAGACGCAGACAAGCGATACAACTTCTATCATACCGTAGAGAAGCGTATTCCGTTTGATATTGATCTGCTGAACAAGATTACCAACAACGGTACGCCTTACAAGACTCTTAATGTGTGTCTCGCAGGCACGGGCGTAGGCAAGAGTTTGTTCCTCTGTCATCATGCGGCTAATTGTCTTATGCAGGGTAAGAATGTGTTGTACATCACCTGTGAAATGGCAGAAGAGCGTATTGCTGAACGAATTGATGCCAATCTTATGGATACAAGTCTAGATGATTTGAAGGCTTTGCCTAAGGATATCTACGACCGAAAATTGAAGCGTATCATGGAAAGAACTACAGGTAAACTCATTATCAAAGAATATCCCACCGCTACAGCAAGTGCTATGCACTTCAAGCATCTTCTTGATGAACTGCGTTTAAAGAAGAACTTTATTCCTGAAATAATCTTTATTGATTATCTGAATATCTGTGCATCATCGCGCATGAAGCAGAGTGCTACGGTGAATTCTTATACTTTCATCAAGGCAATTGCAGAAGAATTGAGAGGTCTTGCTGTAGAAACAGGTGTGCCTATCTTTACTGCAACACAAACCAATCGTTCAGGATTCTCTAGCAGCGATGTGGAATTGACGGATACGAGCGAATCTTTTGGTTTGCCGCAAACCGCAGATTTCATGTTTGCTTTGGTTTCAACCGAAGAACTTCAAGGGCTTGGTCAAATTATGATTAAGCAACTTAAGAATCGTTATGCAGATCCTGCTGCAAATCGCCGATTCGTGGTTGGTATTGATCGCAGCAAAATGAAACTTTTTGACTTGGATGAATCAGCGCAACGAGGTATTATTAATATGCCTGAAGTTAAGGATGAAGACGAAGAGCAAACAGGGGAATTTAAAACTTTCCGCGAGCGTATGGGAGAAAAATTTAAAAAGAGAGATTTTGCTGATTGGTCTTGACCACCCCACCCCTGAAAGGTACAATACCCCCATGACCACCGAAACCAACACCGACATTCCCCCATGCCCTGATCCGATTCGGTGGCAGTTCACCACCTACCGGGTTGACAGCCGCACCAAGACCGGGTGGCGACTGGTGGAGGTCTACACCATGAAGTTCACCGAAGAAGAGGCTCGCCTTCATGTGCAGGATGTGGAAGCCCATACCGGCTACCGGGTGGAGTATCGGAAGTACTGATTATCAGACGCAAAAAAATCTGTTTCTCTGTCTTGACAACACACCAATAAGAGATATAATATACACATGTTCCGACTTCACATTGATATTCCCCTGAACACAAACGAGGCTAACGCAGCAGCCTTGTCGGAGACTCTTGTTGCTATGCTTGTTAGCAACATCACTTCTGTTGTTGATGGAAATGTTATGACGGAAGTGAACTATCGCTTGGGTCACGATGATGATAGACAGAAGAGTAACTATCTCATCAAGACAGAATCGGGTCATGTTGCAAACAAAAAGTCTCGCGCTGCCTTGATTGTCAAGGAGCAGACTACTGACGGATAATGGGAGTGGGGGGTCTTT